ACTAGCCGTAGCCCACATTGCCACGGTTCCCGTTACGATGCCTACACCCGTTGCGCCTGTTGCCCCAGTAGCACCCTGAATCCCCTGAATGCCCTGAATCCCTTGCGCACCAGTTGCTCCCTGTGGTCCTGTTGCGCCAGTCGCACCTGTTGCTCCTGTTGCTCCAGTAGCGCCCGTTGGACCAGTAGGTCCTACTGCTCCGACTGCAACAATAACAAGGAGCACGGCGTGATTGTTTGAGAAGTTAGTAGTTCCAGTACCAGCACTCTCAATCAGAGTCACTGGGTAGTTATTCCACGCGGCGTTGTATGTCGGGGTTGAGGCTACTTCCCACTTCTGGTAGTTTGCTGCGTTGTTTGTATCCTGGATAATGAGGAAGTCGCCAACGCCTACGAGGTCTAGGAACACCTCGTCATCTTGATTGTCGTCGTCTACGTGATTGACCCTTAGCGCGGTAGCACTTACCTGCGTTGCGTTGTCCCATCCAAGGTGTTGGCTATCTGGATCGCCAGATGTGCTAGTGGTCTTGGCTTTATAGTGGTAGTGAGAGGATGATCCACCAGTTGCACCAGTTGCACCCGTGGCTCCAGTTGCACCCTGAATACCCTGAGGACCTGTTGCGCCAGTCGGACCAGTCGGACCAGTCGGACCAGTAGCGCCAGTAGCGCCTGTCGCTCCCTGGGGAATCCCAAAGTTAAATACCGCTGCGCTTGAGGAGCCGCTGTTCGTGACTGTTGCTGCAGACCCAGCGGATAGGGTCGTCGTTGTGCCAACGTTTAGACTTGCCGCTGCACCAGTCGCTCCCGTATTGCCCGTACTACCCGTCGCACCCGTTGGACCAGTCGCCCCTTGGACACCTTGCACACCTTGAGCGCCAGTGGCTCCAGTAGCACCAGTAAGCCCAGTATTACCGCGTGGAATAGTAAAGTTAAAGATCGCGTCATGGGTCGTACCGCTATTCGTGACAGAGGCGCTGCTGCCAGCAGCACCAGTCGTAGTTGTGCCAACCGTGATCGTGGCGTCAGTGGGTACACCATTGGTCTCAAGATCCTCAAGACGGGTCTCAAAGTCATCATTCTCGTCAGGAATCGTCCAAACATATCCAGCGTCTCCCTTAACTACTTCGGTATTGAACTCTTCGTAGTAATCATCTGGTAGTGAGAACACAGTTCCGACCACGCCCTTGAAGTATAGTCCGTTCCATTGCATGTCAAGGTTGCGTGTACTGTGGCGAAACTTAGCCATTAGTTCTTCCCTGGTTTTGTATCCTGCAAGAATTGCAATGCGGTTGCAACAATACCGAGATACCCAGCGCGTCTGGCAATCTTCTTAACCTTTGGAGTAATCTTCCCAAATGCCCCAGCCGATGCGCGCTCCTTAACCTGAGCCTTAGTGAATCCAAGACGCGCTACTTCCTTAATCTTCTTAAAGGTGCGCTTCTCTTCTGGGTTAAGGCTCTCGCGAAGTTTACCGATCTCCATCTCAAGTTCGCTACCTGGAGCCCTAGGCGTAATGATTCGCTTTGCTTGCTTCGGTGCTGGCTCCATTCGCTCTGCAGATGGGGTTGATCGGCTAGGATCCATGACGGCGCTAATTGTCTCGCCAACAGTCTTGACCCGTCGTGCTCGTCGCTTGCCCTCAGCCTTAGACTCCAACTTAACTTTCTCAAGGGGTGCGGACTTAGCCTTGGCAACGCGTTCGTCCTTAGCATTTAACTTCTTACGCCCTTCCTCTACGGTCTCTCCTCGCAACTCAATGACTCGTGCCTCTTTTGCCGCCGCACGTGTAGTCTTTCGGACCTTTCGTTCGCTACGGAACGCCCTTCGGATGCCGCTAATAAGAGCCGAACGCTCTGCCTTGCCAAGATTTGGATACGCGGCGTCCACAAAGTCCCTAACCTTATAGCGTGGAGCCAAATCATCAGGATCTACGCCCTTACCAAGGGCAATCTTGTTCTTTTCGGAGATCTTTCGGTTGGCGTCAATAAAGGCTTGGGTTGCAGATTCCGTGATGTACTCAGCATTTAGCGCCTTGCCCTTTGTAGAGACAGTTTCCATCTTCTTGCCAAACTCCTGCTTAACAGACTTTGGTCGTCCCTCTACGCGCTTTGCCTTGTCGTACTTTCTCTCCTCGCGTGTCAAAGGATCTGCTTCCTGAAGAAGTTCCTTCTGGTAGGTATCAAGATCTACTTTTCTCCAATCGGTACCGTTCTTGTTTACGACGTAAACGGTCTTCCCCTTCATGTAGATATTGAACTTCCGCTTCTCCGTCGTGACAATTTTAATAGCGTCGCCAAGTTTATTCTTACCTGGCTTGGTGTTAACGATTACATCAAGCGTTACTACGCGCCGCTTTACTCCCTTCGGAAGTGTCGGCTCCTTCCTAACCCATCGCGTAGTTCCATCTTCGTTCTCAATTTTAGTCATGTACTTTTCCTTAAAGGCAATATCCTCTTCTCGTGCCTTTCCGACGCGAGCCTTACGCTCGTCTTCGCTTTCTCCAGGAACAACATCTGGGTCTGGGGTGGGCTTCTGCGCACGTCGGCGAGTTCGGCTATCGGCATCTTCACCCTCTCGGAGGATCTCGTCTAGTCGGTTACGTCGGCGAACAATACGCTTAGCCTTCTTGCCAAGTGGTGACTTTTCCTCTACTGGCTTCTCTGGACCAGCAGGAGCCTTTGCGCCCTTTCCTCCGAGGCGTGCCGTTTCCTTGCCAGTCTTCCCCTCAGCCTTTCCCTTGACGCCAATCTTTAGTTCTGTTTTTGGTGCGTTTACTCCCTGACTCTTAGCCCAATCCTCAATCATCTTAGTTACATCATCGTTGCTGCCAGTAAGCGGGAGTACGCGACTACCAAGAGCGCGGACGGCACCAATGGCTTCCTCGCCCGTCATAGGACCGACACGACGCAGTGTTGCATCCGTCTTCTGCTCCTTGGTCATTACTGCCCATCGTGCTTCTCCAGCAGCCTTACGAGCCGCAGCCCATGCACGCTTAATCACAACCTGACCAATGCGGCTGCTATCCCCCTTTAAGGTAGCCTTGCGCATCTTGCTACCGCGCTTTGTCTTACCCTGACCCCGACCGTAGCGGGATGACTCTGCTGCCTCCTCTGGAGTTACTCCGCCTACACCACCACCGCTAGGGGTGGTGCGCTTAGCACCAGCACGCTTAACATTGCGGGTCTTTCCTGCGGCAGTCTTAGTAGATGGACCTACGCCAGTAGACGTTCGGGATGCTTCCTCAACAGCGCGGGTAAACGACAATCCTTTAGCGCGGAACTTCTCATAGGCAGCACGCCATGAAGCATCACCCTTGTTTGCGCTCCACAGTTCTTGTGCATCTACGTTCAGACGCTTTGCAACAGTCTTAGCCACGCTTCTTCTCCTGCTTCTTTTTGCGCTTATTGCGCCCAGCAACTTTGACGGCGATGGCGGTCGCCTGCTTCTTTGTATAGCCCTCTGCCATTAGTTTCTGATAGTTCCGCCCTAGGTTCTCTTCGCCACGATAGAGTGGCATTTTAGCACACCACCACTAGCCGTTGTTCCAGATCTCGTTGTAGATAGTCTGGTCAATTCCGTTAGGGATTGTCTTCATCCATTCCGTATTTGGAACCATGGTCTGCTCCTTGCCATCCTCATCGGTATACTTAAAGAGGAATGGGATCATCCCCTTCCTCTCGTCAAAGTTCTTATAGCGGGTTGTCTCCATAAGGTATACCTTGACTGCGTCATGGTCTAGCGCCCAGTCGCCATTACGATCCTTATAAACAAAGTAGCCCTCGTTAATTAGTCCTACAACCTCTTGGATTCGTGGGTTTGGCGGGTTGCCATTAGTACCATACCAATCACGACGGTACCTTTCTGTCTCGGTTGCCGCGATAGTCGGGTCAAAGAATCGGTCAGGGTACTTTGCCATAATCTTTTTCCAAGCGTCTTCTTGAGAATTTCCCAATGCCCCACGCAAGGTCTCACCTAGTGCCCCATATCCCTCTGCCATTGCTGGGTTGTATTCTGGGTTATCAATTTCTCCATAATCCTGCACACCGTTTTCGTTTGTATCAATAAACGGGTTAGACTTGTTCATATGCGTCCATGGGGAGAAGTCATCCCATGATGGCAGATTATAATTTGGGTTTCCAGAAGCCATTAGCCCCATTTCCGCTAGGTTAACGACGTTAGAAACCCCAGCGACAACACGACCGCCTGTGTACCCAACTCTTGCGCCAGCCATAAATCCAGGGATTGCCCCAACGCCTGCCCCCCCAAAGAAACCAGCAGCGGCTCCGCCGATTCCGCCAAGAAGAGTAAATCCAGCGATGATCAGTGCGTCATTGATTATTGCATCACCAGCCATACCGACTGATTGACCAAGAACTGCGAGCATGTTGTCGTCTAGAGTGGCGGCTAGTTCAATGGCAATGTCTTCGGAATACCCATAGTCTTGGATGATTTGATTCTTAAGATACTCTAGCCTCTTTGCATCAGTATCCCATTCTCCAGAGTTTACAGAAACCCCTAACTTTACACCTTGCATAGCAAGGAATGGGAGAAGCATCTTAAACAATCCTGGACCTACGCCCTTGCCAACCCTAGTCTTCCATCCCTTACCCTTGGTTCCAGCAAATTCTGAGAATGGGTTCCAGTCTCCCATTGCCCAAATTTGACCAGCGCCGAACCGACCGATTCCACCTACTAGTTTGTTCTGGGCGATAGGACCGTCTGGTCCCCACCACTTACCGTCATAGAACCGTGGCGTAGGGACAACGTCTGGGCTAGTCGGCTTTCCCTTTGGATCAACGATAGGGGTTCCCTTTGGTGGCGTTGGTGTCGCAGGATCAACCGTAGAGGTTCCCTTTGGTGGCGTTGGTGTCTTAGGCGGAACAACGGGAGGGGGGGTCTTTCGGTTCCGCAGGACACGACCAATTCCCGTGCGACCACGGTTCATGTATGCCTCTTCTAGGGCAATGTCCTCTGCCGACTCTGTCGTTAGGCGCTTAGCCGTCGCGCCAATCTTGCCCCGATTGAGGCTGGCGCGTAAGACGGGAGACAGGCTGGCGGAACCCGCTCCCGTCTCTGGCATCACCATAGGCTTCATTGGATTAATCACGTTGTCTCCGCCACTGCTAGGGGGATATTTAACCGTTATTAAACTTATTCTTATCCCTAACAGGGGAGATTATACACCATAGAACCGTCGCAGCAGGGTAAAAAATATATATATATGCACCAATCCTATGGGTATGTTGGTTTATGAAGACCTCTTAACACAGCCTTCCACCTACGGGAGGGGCATATAATCGGTGATAAGGCTTATGAACAGTGATCCAGACCCCCGCCCAGGGTTATCAAAGGGGTCGTTCAGTGGGAAATGGCAGGGTGTACCGCCGCCGACGCGCGTATTATAATGCTTGGCAGGGACTCCCCCGTGGCAAATCGGGGCTTCGCGCATTATGCGCGTGGGTACGCGAGGCTTATCAGCCCTGCAAAATCAGGCAGGCTTCGCGCGGGATCGCGTCACACCCGTGCACCCGCAGGCATGCGCCCGTACATCGCGCGCTATCCCGCACACGCTCGCACGCACCGCGCCGTTAACCCCGATGTTGACCGAAAAACTTTTTGCTGAGATTGTTTTCTGGCACCGACGGAGCGACTCTGCCCTGTTCAGGGTCGTAGTCGGTGTGTGTGCGTGTGCACGAGATCACACGGGAGGAAACTATGGGAAAGCGCAAGAGCACGGCGGTCGCGCCTACACTCACGAGCGAGCAGGTCGCTGCTCTCCTCGCACTCCTCGCGGGAACGACGCCCGCACCTGCACCCGCGAAGCCTGTCGCTAAGCGGAAGGCGAAGCCTTCGGGCGACATCGTCGCGAGCGCAGACGGGTTCACATTCGCGTGGACGCGCGAGAAGGTCAAGTCCAACGGCGTTATGCAGTACCGCCTCGTGATCGCACGAGGGAGCAAGATCCTCACGCGCGATACGGGCTACCCGTACGCGGTGCGCGAGGAGAACGGCACGCTTGCCGACAAGGTCGCGCTAGGCGTGCCCGTGTTCGCGATGTCTCTCGCCAAGAGCCTCGCCAAGTAATCGCGCACGGATGCGCAAGGGAGCCTCGTGCCTTCGGGCACGGGGCGTACCCGCCTGCTCTCACGCGAGGGCAGACTGGTGCGCCCCAACGCACAAGCGTTGGCACACCCACACATAGGAGGGCATCGTATGCCTGAGCACGAGGAAGGCTCAATCGTTGAGCCTATCGTGGTCGTACGGCGGAAGGGCGAGAAGCCATTCCCATCCGTACCCTGCCCGCGTTGCGGGAAGGCTGCCGTATGGATCGGCAGACCAGACTACGGAAGGCGTGTGCTTGCAACATACGCCTGCGTAGAGGATGATGGCTGTGGAGCCACGGGTTCTCGCCCCTTGCGAGCGGACAATAGCGAGGAGGTCGCAGATGTACAAGAGTAGCAGCACGCCCGTAATGGAGTGCCAGTACACGACACGCCCAGATGGGAAGGCAGGCGTACCCTGCGGGAAGCGGCACGCTGATCTCGTACTCGTGAAGGCGAGCGAGATGGGCAAGGTCAAGCGCACTTGGGCTTGGTGGTGCGAGGCTCACACCGAGTTCTATTATGCATACCTCGCACGAGTAAGCGCGTAAGCGCAAGGAGATTGTATGTTTGAGGCATTTGTAGGTTCGTTCTTGGGCATCAGCGCGGTGCTCGCAATCCTCACGATCAAGGATAAGGTGGAGGCGCATCGCGAGCGCACGCTCAAGGACAAGGCGAAGGAGATTTGGGATCTCATTGAGGAAAGCGAGCGAGAGGCAAAGCGCAATCGCGCGCTATAGTATGTGCGAGGCACGCACGAGTGCACTCTTCTGCGGGGGTGGAGTCTTCCGCAAGGTGCGTGGTAAGCACCTGTGCTACGAGCACTACCACGCATACTTCCAAGCACAAGGTGTAGAGTTCACGCCGAAGCGCATCCTCCAATGGGCGAGGGAGAAGCGTAGGCAGGAGTATCTCGCCCTTATGCAACTGAATGAGGAGTACTATGGGAATCGTTGAGCACTACCACGCAGAGATCAGTTTCCCTGCGTGTATGCCCGAGTGGGAGGAGATCTATACCAACGCAACGGAGGCAGTCGCGGATCTGCGCCTGCATTGCGACTGGAACGAGGAGGAAGAGGAGGTGGACATTCGCATTGTGAGTATCCAACCTGATCCATTCCTTGCAGTCGCGCGTTGGACGGGGAAGCCTAGCACCCTCAACTGCTACGCATACTCATGCGACGAGGCTCATTGCATTGAGCGGCTCGCGTGCTTGGAGGAAACTTATGTCTAGCGTGATCATGCGATGGCTTATGATCTCAGCGATGGTGTACTTCGGTGTGCACCTAGCCGTCCTCATCCTGCGGCTTAACGGGGTGGCAATCGGAGGTGTTCAGTATGGCGACTAAGCGCGAGCGCAAGATGGTGAAGTTTGATAAGTATGTCGCAGAGATGCGAGCAGCGGGATGCGTAGTGATTGCGTACGCCCCTGATGATGTGCAGAATGCCATCACATACCAGTTAGCAGACAGTTCGCACGAGTTTGAGTGGCATCCAGAGGTGGATCTTGTGCAGGTTGCACAAGATACGCACGAAGATGACACACTTTGGGACGCATTAAGCGAGGCAGTTGCCCATACATACCGCGTGCATTGCGCGGCATACAACGGAGAGAAAGATGAGGTGCTTTAGTGTACGACCAATGGCGCAGGCTACACCTAGCGTGGTATCGCATCGTCAAGTACAAGCGTGATGTACGCAAGTGGCTTGAGGATAACGAGTCGCTCGCTCACAACAGCGGGTGGCACGAGTGGGTACGGGAGGAAGGCAGCCCGTCTACCCTGAAGGAACATACTGCCCAAGCACTAATGGGATTGGATGATGCAACGAACACTAGGTTCCTTGCGCGATTCCAACTAGAGAAAGGTGGTCGCTAATGTCTGATCGCAAGACACCGAAGTTTACCAAGCGGGACTTCCAATGGATCGCAGACCAGTGCATCGCGCATTGGGAGTACCTCAAGTATGAAGGCGAGGAGCACAAGTACACGCTGTATGAGCGTGAACTTCTGGACTTCCACCATTGGAAGTTTGTGCAAGCGTTGAGCAAGCACCTCGCCGCAACGAATGGTATGTTCCAGCGCGACAAGTTCATCCGAGCAGCAGTACCTGCAGAGTTCCGAGATCGTTGGTATCTCGGCTCTGTACCAGACCCAGTCAAGGAGGTTCCGCATGGATGAGGAAGAGAGAGCACATCGCAAGTACATACTTGACGAGATGATCCGCCCCCTATACAATGGCAAGGTGGTAGGTGGCAATGTATCCGCAGACGGATTCCCTTTGCTCAAGTTTGAGTTTAGGGATGATGCCGCGCAGACTATCCGCTATCGTTGGGTAGCAGTATCAATGGACGATGAGATGAACGATGGAGGTCGGCTGATCTTCATTGACGAAGGAGGAGCCTATGAGCGCCCACGCTAGGGTATACATTAACATTGACAATGTAGGCATCGCATCTATGAACAACTGGATGCCCGATGCTATCAAGGCGGTGGAAGAGTGGCTGTTTGATCAGGGCTTTGACATCAATGGTCTTGGTGTGAACAAAGGCAACGGTCCGAAGGTGTCTGACAACAAGGAGAACTATTGGATTGAGGCAGAGAGCACCTCGTGCTCGTATGATGTGTACGATCACACATACATCTCGCACACGCTAGACAGTTGGACTGAGGAGTTTAAGCAACTGCGCTTTGAGTACTCGGTGTACAACCTAGACCTTGAGCCAGAACTATTCTTAAGCCGCACAGATGTAGGAGGTAGACCAGTTGGATACGACAGCCGAGGAGATTGAGGTAAGCACATACACCGTGCAGGGTAGCGGCGCAATCGTGTGCTCTGCTATGGTGAATGGGTATCGTAAGCAGACGGCGTACTTCTTGGTAGACAAGGAGACGGCAATCGCAGACTTTAAGGAGGCAGTTCGTGAAGATCTTGCAAGTACAACTAGAGCCTAAGGATTTGGTAGACATCCTGCACTGCGCCATTGAGGGTGGCATCAACTACTGGGGTGAGTGCAAGGAGTACAAGTGGAGCACATGGTACGAGGATGTTGATGCGAAGCCAGACACCGTGAACTGGAACAAACTCAAGGATCTGCCAGAAGACTTTGTCTATGTGTATGTCCGTGAGGATGACCGACAGGGTGAACCGCAGCGAGACCCTAACACATGGGTTCCTATTCGTAGGGCTGATCTTGAGCGCGGCTTTGCATTGGCATTCGCCAATCATCCGCACCTCTACCAAGCACGTGATGGTGAGGTAGACATGGACGCTACTGGTGGTGAGGTCATCATTCAGTACGCAGTATTCGGGGAGTTGGTGTATGGCTGATCACATTCCGTTAGGGTATCAAACACAAGAGAGCATGTTCGTATGCAACGCCTGCTCGTTTGAGCAGTACGGCGTAGTCGGTAATCCGATCAGCGTCAGTACACATCAGACGTTATGGGATGAAGCAGGCGAAGATCTCACGGCAATCTACAGTTGGGATGCGGACAATCCGCATGGCATCACATGCGATAGTTGCGGTGATGCGATAGACGAAGGATGGTGTGAGCGTGTAAACAAAGGCAACGGCAACGGGTATTGTGAAGACTGCTACGACACGGCAGAGCCAGAAGGAGGAGACGATGAGTAAGACGAAAGAACTAGCAATAGAGTTAGATAACGTAGATAAGTTAGTGACGGATGCACTACGAGCAGCGTCCGCACTAGAGCAGAACTTCTTCTTTCAGGGAGAGACGGAGTACTCGCAGAAAATCTTTAGTCAGGTGACGCTCCCGCTTCACCAGATTGTAGCGTTCCTTAGGAACGGAGAGGAAGTGGACTATGTCTAATCAGAATGATATTCTTAAGAGTGCAACAGACATCTCAGTACAGATGGAAGATCTTATCAACGAGATCAATGATCTTGATCAGCATGAGCATGACGCAGATGATTGCCGTGATTGCCAGACCATTCGCGAAGAGGCTGATGAGAATCATGACCATGACGTTTGGAACTGCAGCAACTGCGAAGAACTAGTTGACACAGCCTTTAGTGAGAAGGTTGAGAACCTAGATGTCAATGACCTGATGGATCAGAACTATCACCTATGGCAGACGGTCGGCGAAGAGGCAGTCGTTGAGTATCAAGAGCGTACTGGCGAAGTACTTGGTGCGCTTGACGAACTGGTTCAGCGTGTGCTAGGCTTGTATTCTACAGTAGAAAGCACCGATGTGGATGACGTGACCGAGGCTATCAACTACATCACTGACAAGGTCTATGGTGTTCGCGAAGAGCCTAAGCCTGACGTCATTGAGGAGATCATCACCGAACTACCTAGTGTCACCACTAAGTGCAGTTGCGGTGCCGATCATAGTATCGTGGACTACAACAAGGAGGACTGATGACCAAGATCAACGATGAAGAGGCGTACGCCTTTGACTCTATGTTTAACAAGGAGAACAACCTTGCCCTGATGCGAGCGCATCTGGATGAGGAGGAGATCGCTGTTATCGTACGCTTCAGAGAGACAGACAATGGTGCGGAGGCTACGCCTCTGGCTATCATCGTCACAGATAACATCTTCAATCGCATCGTTCCGCCATCCGATCCATACGAGGGGATGGAGAAGGAAGATGACCACACGAATTGACGAGGCGTTCTTTGCTGGGTTCTTCTTCGGCATAGGGCTGTCAGCATTTGTAGCAATAGCATTATCATTAGGAGGTTGAGATGAGCAAGTTTATTAAGAGCGTCGGTGTTCCTATTATGTACTACGTTCTAGTTAATACTGACGAAGAGAACGACGAACTAGTTATCGCATCGGTCAAAGAGATGCTTTCAGATCTCACCGAAGAGAACTGGTATGACGAGTTTGACTACGGCGATAGCGTCCTATCCTTTGAGGGTATTGAGTGGTTGGATGGGGCGTATGCCCATCTAGTAGAGGAGACCGATGAAACTGCGGAAGCAACTGAAAGCGGAACTAGCACAGCAAGCGGAGAACTACGCAGTCCAGTCGGCGATGTGCAGGCTGCACGGGAACGGGACGAAGGACTGCCAATGTAGTCTGACCCTAGATTCTTATCAGACTACATTAAGATTATTTAATAGTACTAATGCCAAACCTTCAGACAAGAGGCGTAAGATTAAGGTACTGGATCAGTTAAGTATCAAGTCGTTTCCGCATTTCGTTACGCCTGAACTGGCTGAGTTTGTAGCCGATCACATCGCTGATCTACACGGGATGGGACATAAAGACCCAGAGATTATCTGGGACGATGGGTGCTGCGCCGCAGCATACTGTGAGGACTGCAAGACTTGGGGCTGGTTCACCTACAACTACGAGACCGAGGGGATCAGGTGGTCTACTGAGGAGGAAGCAGAGTATGGAGGTAAGATCTTTGACAACAAGTGTCAAGCCGCAGAACACACAGGCTGAGCGTGCCGTCCTCGGCTCAATGCTTATTGACGATAGTGTAGTAGTGCCAGTCATGTCGGTGCTAGGCAGCGAGGACTTCTACGACTACGGCTATCGGACAATCTTTGAGTCAATGGAATCCCTAGTCAAGCAGAAGCGTGCCGTTGACACGGTCACTGTCGCTGACGAACTAGGCAACAAGATCCTGACTGTCGGTGGCAGCACGGTGCTCGGTGATTTGGTGCGGGATACTCCGACATCAGCCAACTGGGAATCGTATGCCGCCCTGATTGAGGAGGCAGCAGTCAACCGCCGTCTCATTGAGGCAGCGGGGAAGATCGCAGAGATTGGGTATCAGGGGCTGTCCTCTGACGAGGCAGTAGACAAGGCGCAGGCAGAGATGTACCGCCTTGCTCGTACTCGTACCAACTCTACGTTCTTAGATCTATCGCATGTCATCGGCTTGTCGTGGGATCACTACGACAGGGCGAAGGCTGGCGAGAACGACACTATCAAGTCGGGCATTATCCCGATGGACAAGTTGATCGGTGGTTGGGGTAAGTCAGACCTCGTCATCGTCGCTGCTCGTCCGTCAGTAGGTAAGACGGCACTGGCTGTGAACCTAGCAACGAATGCTGCGGTACGGCAGGGCAAGTCGGTCGCCATCTTCTCCCTTGAGATGTCAAGCGAGCAGATCGGTACTCGTATCCTTGCCGACGCAGCACACGTGGACATCAGTAAGATCCGTGCGGGTACGCTTACCCAGGCGGAAGAAGAGAAACTTACCGTGGCATCGGACGCGATTGCTCGTGCGAAGATCTACGTGGACGACTCGTCTGCGCTGACCCCGCTTGAGATCCGCAGCCGTTGCCGTCGGCTCAAGCAGGAGCAAGGGCTAGACATGGTGGTCATTGACTACATCCAGTTGCTGTCGGCTATCCGCCAGCAGAAGGATGCCAACCGTGTGATGGAGACATCGGAGATCAGCCGCAGTCTCAAGCAGATCGCACGGGAACTCAACGTGCCAGTCATTGCCCTGTCGCAACTCTCTCGCAACTCAGAGTATCGTGACAGCGGCGAGCCACGGCTCGCTGACCTCCGAGATAGTGGTAGTATTGAGCAGGATGCCGACGTGGTGATCATGCTCTGGCGACCCAAGGAACAAGGCGATGAGTTCTACGACAATGTGAATGTCAAGGTAGCGAAGCATCGCAACGGTCCGATTGGTGACCTGCAGTTGGTCTTCCGCAAGGCGACCACCTCATTCACTAGTGGAGAACAGTAGGAGGAACTATGCGTACAGCAGGCGAACAGTTTGACGCTGTGCTCGCAGAGAAGTCCAAGGTTGGTCGTCCGTCCAAGGCGTTCTGGCGTGGCTCCCTTATGGGGGGCTGCCTCAGAGCACACTGGTATGACAGCACTGGCGTGAAGGGCGAACCCTTTGACCAGAAGACATTGCGGATCTTTGAGCGCGGTCATGCCGTGTCCGAGTGGATCAGTGGTGTCTTTGCAGATGCGCCAGACATCCTTGGCTACGAGACAGAGGTTCCAGTATCTATCCCTGACTACGACTTTGCAGGCAACGTTGATGCGTTGGTCACTTGGAAAGACGGCAAGCAGGAAGTATGGGAGTTCAAGTCCACCAAGGCAACAGCATTCAAGTGGCTGAAGGATCATGCCAAGCCAGAGCACGCTACTCAGGCGGCGCTCTATGCTATTGCCTTGCAAGATGAGGACGGCATTGTCCGCCCTGCCCGTGTCATCTATGTCAACGCCGACGACTTCTCCTTCAGAGAGTACATCGTTAGCGAAGAGGAACGTGATCGTGCATGGCGCACATTACAGGTAGCGCAGAAGTTTAAGGAGCAGGATCGCATGCCACCACAACTGCCCATCCCTGATGGGAAGACGGTGAGCAACCGCTATCCCTGCTCCTACTGCAGGTTCAAGGTAGAGTGTCGTGGATGATCGCGCTGCTCTTATCCGTATCCTTGCTGCTCACACCGCACGGCGTGTTGACCAAGGGCACGGCGACATGGTATGGGAATACCAATCCGAACAGTCAGAAGTATTGCTACGGCGGCTACAAGAATACCTGCAATCCTTACCTGAAGGGGGAGAAGGTATGGTACGCCGCAGTAGGGACATGGAAGTGGGGGGATAAACCATATAAGATCATGGTATGTAGGGCGGACAACACTACCCGTTGTGTAGTTGTAGTCGTCCGAGACTACTGCCTTGGTGCGGAAGCCGCCCTTCAGGGAAGGGGGAACCGCGCAGTAGACCTGTCACCTAAAGCATTCTTAACATTGGCTCCACTGAAAATCGGTGTAGTCCATGTTATAATCAAGGAGGTTAACTGGAATACTGAGGTAGGAATAGTATTAGTAACTAATAATAAATGGAGGAACCAATGAAGTCTATTCACACGAAACTGTCCGCCATCCTTAAGGCTGTCGGATACATTGAGAAGACGGGGACGAATGCTTCTCAAGGATACAAGTATGTTCAGGCTGCAGCAGTAGCCGACAAGATCCGCAATGAGTTCGCTGAGCGTGGCTTGACCATGATCCCAGAGAACATTGAGGTCACCGAATCAGGGCTGACCCCTAGCGGCAAGCAGGCACTCGTCACCCTGCGCATCACATGGAAGATCACCGACTCAGAGAGTGGCGAGTCCGTCACCTTCCAGTCGGTTGGTTCTGGTTCAGACAGCACCGACAAGGCGGTCTATAAGGCGATGACTGGCGCACTCAAGTACGCCTTGCTCCTCGGCTTCCTGATCCCTACGGGTGATGACCCAGAGAATGAGAAGGCGACAGATCCTGTCGTCACCGCTGCGAAGAAGATCTTTGCAGAGGATGCAGCACCGAAGGCAGCATCGGCTGACCTTTCGGACTTTGATTTCTAGGAGGATTCATGGCAGATCGTATTGATATCTGGCTGTCCGACAAGAAGCCACCAGTTCGCAAGACGACCAAGAATGGCACGCCAATCTTGGAGTTCTATGGCACATGGCAGGCAGAGGGTTACGATGCGTGGCTCTCCAACGGCAAGCAGGGGGAAGCCCCTAGCCGCTACTGCTACGTAAACATCACCGTGTTTGACCTTGGTCTTGCTGACCATGTTGAGAAGGTGTATGCCAAGGCAATGTCCATTGCTGAGGGTGACCCCCGACCGACCGCACACTTGATCGGCAAGTGGCGACCAGGCGGGAGCCGCACCGTAGAGGGTAAGACTTACGCAGACTTTACCGCCAACGAGGTATCCCCTCTGGTGTTTGGTCCGCTGAAGAAGGCATAACGTGGATGCACGAGGCGGTCGTCTCAACCGCAAGCGCGGGATTTCCTTTGAGAGGGAGGTGGCAGGTATCGTCGGAGGCAAGCGGACAGGGATGTTCGGGGGCAAGGACGATGTCACGAGCGACCGTCTCGTCATCCAATGCAAAGTGGGAACCGCGTTTCCTGAACGAATCTACGGGTGGCTCAGCACTATCCCTACCGTGGCGGGGCGGAGCAGGGCTGTTGTTATCGGAGATTCGCCTGGCGCGGGAACCAAGCGAAGAATCCTCATCACGATGGAACTCGCAGACTTTCTGGATTATATGGGAGGGAAAACCGATGGCGATTCGTAAGGCTCAGGTGGAGGACATGCTCCCCCACTGGTTGTACTCAGTCAAGTATGTGTACGCAGTAATGCGGGAGGGCGTAGGGCTTAGGGGAGAACCCGACCCAACGAACCCAGTAGAAGTAGAGTTGATGAAGAAGGCAGCAGATGTTGCCCTTGCCATCACAGGAAAGGTGAAGTTCTAATGGCAACTAACGAAGACGAGTTGGCTCCGCAGCCAACGTTTCTAGAGCGACTCAACCTTAAGACAGTTCGCGCAGTACGCGACTACGCTGTTCCACTTGGAGCACTAGCCGCTGGACTCGTGACCAACCTAGTACCTCAGCCGTTCACGGCAGTCGCTGTGATCTTTGTTGTACTGGCAGTGCTTGAATATGAGCGTTGAACTTAGCCCACTGGCAGCGCACGGCGCAGCGGCACGGGTAGCACTAGCGAAGATGGACATGTTTGTCGGTAATGCGAAGACCGATGAGGAGTATAGAGCCGCCGTAGTCAAAATGGTTACGGAAGGGTTGGTGCCCAACGATATGGTTGGCGCACTGCTAATGGGCGTAGAGCACGCCGCAGATATCCTGCGGAATGAGATGCGCCTAACAAGCAAGGAGGACTGAGATGTCCAACGCACTTACGCGACAGGTGATTGCTCTTAAAGAAGAGGGCAAGTCGTACGCGGCAATCGGTAAGGTTGTCGGTATGAGCAAGGACGCAGTGCAGAAGATGTACAAGCGTTACCTTGAGGGTGATGACTTTGAGGGGAAGGCTGTAAAGCAGCCTGAGCGCAAGGGATATCACACCAAGTCCCCAGAGGGATACATCGGACCAACAATTGCGTTCTACGACATTGAGACGACGTACTCCGCTTGGAGCCGCATCCTCTCCGTGTGTATCGTAGACGGCTTCGGTAACTTGGAGGTCTTCCGACTGGACGATCCTAAGTACAAGGGCACCTCGTGGACTGACGACTCAGTCCTCGTGAAGGCGGTCAAGGAAAGCCTCCAGTCCTACGACATTGTCGTCGGCTGGAACAGCATGCTCTTTGACCTACCGATCATCAACGCTCGCCTTGTGGCAGCAGGTGAAGATCCTTGTAGCCCAGTCATGCACGTTGACCTGATGTATAAGGCTACTGGCTCGGCAGTACGAGTCGGACGCAAGAGTCTGGACAATGTGTCCAAGTACTTTGGCGTAGAAACGAAGAAGACCCCGCTTGATCCTCGCATCTGGGATCGGGCTGATCATGGGGATAAGGGCGCGTATGAGTTGATCATTGAGCACAACATTGCGGATGTCTTTGTGACCCGTGATGTCTACGGCAAGTTGAAGCGCCTCATCCGCAACATGCACCGAGGTGGTTGATATGCAGGAGATCATTAACATTATTGCGCCAGTTCTTGCGACCGTCATTGTCGCTCTTGTAGCCACGGTGCTCCGCTCTGCGGACAAGTGGCTCAAGACGAACGTGAGTTCGCGGGAATATAGTATACTTGGGGCTATTGCAAACACTGCAGTCTTGGCTGTGGAGAAGCAGTTTGTTGGAGAGGGAAGCGAACTTAAGAAGTCGCTGGCTCATCAGTTCGCTGATAGCCTACTCGCCACCAAGGGTATCAAGTTGGACTACGAGGCGGTAGACGCGGCTATTGAAGCGGCGGTATACCAACAGTTCAGTAAGTAATAGGACGACAGGCTGTGGCTTCCTCCCCACAGCCTGTCTCTATTTCTGGAGGAGCGCCTGAATCAGCGCAGCCAAACCAGAGGCAATGCCAGTAGCGATTCCCGCCTTCCACTTGTTGGATAGTTCCACAGTACGAATGTCGGACTTGGCTTGCGAAACCTCTACATGACGAAGCCGCTCATCAATGCGGTCAAGTCTACTAAGCAACTCGGAGCGAACATCGTTCACGTCTGACCTCGTATCTCCGATGGCATCAAGCAGGGCTTTATAGTTTGCGCTTGTCATCGGTCTGCCTTCATGAAGTTATACGTGGCATTACCTACCGACGACGGTGTTGTCGCAGGTGGCGGAGTAGTTTCCACTGGTGATTGTACACTATCATCAGGTTTGAGGAAGGATTCATTCATCACTTGCGAGAATCCAAACGCGAGATATTCTGCACCGTTAGCATTACCAATCCACTGTTGTGCGGTAAGGGTAAGCGGTCTGCGAACATCCAGTTTGTCATCAACAATGTAGACGTTGATGTCATCACCGACGAGGTATCCCTCATGAGGCGTAATGGAATTTGGAACTACATCAACCTCAATACCAAACAGTCGGTCTGGCTTTAGGTTGTACTGAAGTTGCGCAGAGAAATCAATGTCGTTGCGTTCGTCTTCTGTCCTTTCAACCCTGTCAATCAATCCGTACTGAGCGTACAGCGTAGCGTCAGTGTTGCCGTTGTATGCAGACAGCACAGCGCCGCTATCAACAAACGCGGTGTTGAGTACGCTTGCGCGCGTTGCCATGAGATCAAGGTTGTCGTTGACTGAGTACCGCTTAACGTTTGACCCATAGCGTAGCCACCAGTTAGGCGTGACGACTTGACCAGCCGTCAGGTGGCGATGCCGTAGACCAACGCTCATAGTGTTGATCTTTGCTGCTGGTAGTCCAATGTTTGGGTTCTCAAGAATGACGCGGTTCGTTGTGCCAGCCATGAGCACGTCAGCCATAGCGGAGATTGCAGTAGCAGCCTGCTGACCAGCAACGGCAATACTCTTCGTAGTAGTAGCCGTAGCGTTGCCGCTATTGGTAACGCTGTAATCCCTGAAGAATGACGTAGGTGATTCGCCCCAGCCCATGTCCATAACCGT